TATCAGGATAGAATAATCCATATCCTTCACCAGTTCCAGCATCATAAGTTGTATTAACAGTTGCTTCATTTTGTGTTCCTAAATTAAGAGAACCACTTACAATATTGAAAACTCTACCAGCTTTTCCATAAGTGTCTCCAAACTTTTTACCACTATCATCAATAAATGAAAACAATCCATTAGAACCAGACAATCTTAATTGCCAGTTACCAGCATCCATTTGCTCTCTATATCTAGCTCTAGAAACATTAATTACATAAATCTCATCAGAACCAGTTGATAAACCAGCTGAGTTTACAAATGAGAATGTTGTATCGGTTGGGTCTAACAACATAGATTTGTACTGAGCGTAAGTTCCTTTTGTTGCCAATAAAGAACTATCATCAGTTGCTAAATCTACAGAACCATATCCATTTACGTTTCCGTAAGCAACTGCAAATTGTACTTCAGCTGAACTATCTGTTAGTGGGTGTGCATTATATACGTTCAAATAATATTGTCCACTATTTTGTGCAGCTTGAGTTGAAGAAGTAAAGAAAGAAGTTAAAGAACCACTATCTCCACTCCATACAGAATTAAGAAGAGCTACGATTTGGTTTGTATCTATTTGCCCAGAATTAGCTAGTGCTGATATTTGGGCGGTTACGTTAGGGTCATTTATTAGTGCCATTTCTTATCTCCTCCTTTATGCTTTATATGTTACGGTTACAGGAATAGTTTGAGAGCCTCCAGTTTCATTTCCATAAACAGTGATAGTTGTTTTAACATCACTTGTTAAGTTTGGATTTGGAGTAAATCTAAATTCTAATCCACTTACAACTTGTGCGGTTGTTGTAATTTCTTCTCCCAAGAATACAGGCACCGAACCGGCTGCTGTTGCTCCTCTAGTAACAGTTAGTGTACCAGCTCTTTGGTCTGCTAATACTACAGTGTACCCTGCGTTTGAATTTCCAGCAGGAGAAGTTGTTGGAGTCATACCAACACCACCTTCGGTTTGGAATACACCAATTGCACCTATACCCAATGATACAACAGGAATCTGAGTTGTTCCTTTTGGAAGCGTCACTAATTTGTATCTCAATACTTGAGTTTCATCAGGTGATGCTTCAGTAATAGGAATTGCTCTAATTGCTGAATCATAATAAGCCGAACCTTTTGGGTGTGCTGGTTCGTAAAGTGTGTAATCAATCTCATCATCTCCCAAAGCGAATTTGGTGATACTAAGAGATTGACCGGATGCTAACTTTTGTCTACCCTTTTTGGTTAGGATAGCATCTACAGTTATTTCTGTATTATCTAAATATGCCATTTGATATTGTTTTTAATGCTTTATTTCTAAAATAAATATAACCAATTATTATTTTCAATTTTAATCAACTTCAAGTATTGGTTCACCACTACCTCTACCAGTCTTAGCCACTCTAAGAATGTTAGGATTAGTTGTAAATGTTTCTACCGCAGGTAACCCATCGGGTGTTGTTGCTGATGTTTGTTGAGAACCCTTAAAGTAAGAACGTTGCAATCCCTCACCTAAATTATTTGTAAATCTATAATGTGAAGGTAGGTATCCATTAAGTACGTTTGATTCAATAATATCACCACCGGTTGAAACAGATATAGTAAGTGGAACAATTGAAACTTTATATTCAAAACCAGTATTTGATACATCTTCATAAATAACTTGGTCACCAGGCTGTGCACCATTTACAGGGTACCCAGCTACTTGGGTAGGTACTTTATATGTAAACTGATTTTTTGTTATGTAAACATTTTGTATACTTGATGTTGTGTTACCAAATACTTCATCAAAGTATGTGATTTTTGTTTTTCCACCAACACCAAATAATCCGAATCCAATATTTGATAGAGAATTTCTATCCATACCAATTTGTTGAAAATCAAATGAATCATAAAAACCGGTTAATGTTTCACCAGTTGGAGCTTGTATTTCAACATTATACATTGGTACTGAAGCTTCCAAAAATTCTTCTGTATTATATTCAATTGTAGAATCATAGAATGGTGTTTCGGTTTCTAATAAAGTTGCATCTTTTACATTTATTTCAGAATCCCAATTACTTAATTCAAAATCCAATTTAGTTTCATCCGAAACCATTAATAACGCATCTTTAGATTCGTATGAAAATTCAATTTCATTGTTATTATCTATGTTAATTGATGTTTCATAATCATTTCTTTCGGAAACCGGCTTATCCCATCTTACTTTACTTCTTTCTAAAAAGTGTGGTTCAATCAACAAACCTTTAGATATTTTAGCTCTTGCTGGCGCAAGGTCTGCTAAAACATCAAATAAAGATTTATCAATATATCTTACTAATTGAATATATTCGTAGATATTTCTATCCAATCTTTCAAAATAATATTCTCTTAGTTCTTCCAATGATTTATAATTTTCTTTATATTCATCAGATGGGTCACCAATATAGTTATCAATATTAAAATCTCCAAATGTTTTTAAGATATCCATATTCAACTCCTTAATTGGAGAGAAAAATAAACCTAAACGAGAAGAATCTATTGGAGCTCTATCAAATGATTTTTTAGTTGCCCTTACTTTATAGGAAAGGTCACTAACCAATTCAACATCTTCAAATCTAATTTTGTTACCATAAGTAAATCCTAAAGATGGAACATTAGCTGTTACAGTTCTGTCATATGGTTCATATTGGAATGGATATGATGATGCTGAATAAAAGTTTTGTGCATATGCATATGTTTCACCATATTCTGTGTTGATAGCAACATTTTTAATATTAACATCAGATGTCCTATCTTTTGGATATTCAAAATCTAAACGATATAATAAATCTGAAGTTGATGCTGTGTATGAGTTACCATTAATTGCATCAGGGAATTTTGAGTGATTATCAAATTTACTTCTTTCTAAAGGAACTTTCCATAATCTGAATTCATCAATAGTTCCTGAATATCCATCACCACCAATTAAAATATTTGAACCAGTTTCCCATTGGTTATCATTATAAAGAATTGACATGCTGACAGATGTGGTAATTCTTTTTCCATCGGTTGTATTTAACCAAACTTCAAATAAAGAACCAGTACCTGCATAGTTGTATCTATTAATTGCTACATTTGAGTAGTATTCTGTAGATATTGGAAAATCTAAACTTCCAGTTTTCAAATCAGGTCCATACGCATAAGTTATAGTTGATACAATATATGGTGTATTTGGTCCAGATGTTGCAAAGTATGGTTGTAATGCATCGTTTCCACCAAAATTAAATTCTAATTTACCAAAAGAACCAGTTGTTTGCACCAAATCAAGAGTCCATTCACTACCACTAATAAGTGTAGCTTTAGAAACTATTTCGGATGGTTTGAATCTAAATTCTATTGTTGTTGGATACTCTGATGTTGTTGGTGTTACATGCCAAGGAACTCTTATGCTTGAAGTTTGGTTTAATAATATAGCTGCCGTTCTATCATCAAATGTAAATTCTGTTGTTGCGTTCTCAGCAGGATTTTGCGGGCCGCCAAACTCCATTATTGTCAACATAGATTGTGGTACGCCATAACAAGCCATAATAGCTTTCATAGCTCTAGCAGTACCTTTGTGTTTCAGTAAGTATGGTAGGTTGTTTAATATTCTTCTCCAAACTTCTTCATTAGCTTTATAAAGTGGCATTGAATATTTTTGAGAGCCATCTTTATTTTTTCCTAAAGCATATTCCCATAAAAATTGAGAATCAAATGCTCTCCTACCTTCCCAACCAAATGATTCAAGCATATGATAAACCATTTGATTCATCATTCCTTTAGTTGGACTGTGTTGTAAATCTCTATTTTTATTTAATCCATTTATTGCTGTCCAAATGTTATCAAAATGATAACCAATCATATCTAAGAAGGTAATAAAATCTTTATTTTCATAATCTTCAGTTAGATATTGTGGAATATTATTTACTAAATAATTTGGATTTTCCTTATCATACGTTTGAGCTTCTGCAATTATTAAATCATACCAAAGTTGTACATCATTTGTAGTTGATGCTTTTGGTACGCCCGCTGTTTTTGGATAAGATAAAGAAGAACTTGTATCGGTGTATAACCAATTTTCAAATCCATCAAAGTTTCTTTTTATCTCATTTATAGAATCTAAATTTTTTGTAAATTCACTTATTACCGATACGGATGAAGTCCAATTTGAATTACTAACATTAGAATTAGCTAATACATCATATCTGTCTTGATAATTTTCAATAAGTTGAACTTTATAAATAAAGTTGTTAATTCTTTCTTCGGCTGAACTAAAGTTTGTAAAATTTTCAAACATATATTCAGAACCGCTTATATAATCTACATTTATTTTTGTTGTATCAATACCTATTTTTGAAATGTAATTATTAAGTAATTGAGTTGATGTTGCAGAACCAGAAGCTAGTAAATCATCAAATACTTTATATCCGATTCCATTATCAGCTTCTAAACTAAAATTAGGACCTTTTAATGGTGTACAATATTCTTTAAGTTCAGGAATTAAAGTAACTGTTTCAATGATTGGATTTGATTGTGGTTTAGTAATCCATACTAATTGATTTTCCTGAACGCTTGTTGGTAGCGATTCGTATAATTTTACAATTACAGTTTCTTCACTACCAGTCCATGTTGTAATTACTTTATTATCACCACTTCCAAAATGCAAAAGATGAGTTAAATACTTAGATGAATCATCATCAGGATTTATACTATCAATTTGTTTTTTGAATCCTTCCGCTATTCTATTAAGTGCAACTACTCTTGGTATAGTTAGTTGGTTTTTTATAAATTTAATAGAAATAATTTCTTCTTTGCCAATTACAACCTCTTTACCACTAATATTATAAGGAACTAATTTTAGTTGAAAAGAAATAAATTCATCATCTTCTGAATAATTTCCGTTTAATTGTTCTAATATCTTTTGAACATTCAGAGTATATGTACTTGTAGCTCCTATTTGAACATAAGATTGTCCTGAATATATTCTAACATAATCTGCGCTTACCGATTCCCAAGATATTTGAAAATTTACATTAGTTCCAACATAATCAGGTCCTCTTAATTCAGAAGGATATTTAATATTTCTAATATCAGGAACTCCAACAAATACATCATCTACAACCCTATAATTTACGTTTATAGGTTCTCCATCACCTTCAGAATTTGATGGTACTAAAACAATTCTATAAACACCTATTGTAGTAATTGCTCTAGCAGGTATTGTTATTCCTATTGGTGCTCTCCTAACAAATATAGATTCCGATGGAGAAATGTTATATTGTTCTAAATCAGAAAATTCAAATTTTTGTTCATTTACATAAACAGTAATTTTTTCAAGACCTTGTCCAACATTTATTACTCCTATTGGAATATCTGCTTTGGTATTAATATTATAAATTCTATCTACATCAGAATTTGCTAATTCAATTTTAGGAATTGGTTTTGTTAATAAAGTAACATCAGCGGTTGTTATTATTAAATTATAATTTCTATCTAAAATAAGTTGTCCGCTAACACTTTCTTCTACCCTTCTAAATCCAGCTACTTCTGAAGAAACTTCGCTTATTAAAGTTTCTCTACCTTCAGCGCTTGTTTCAATTCTAGTAATTCTATACTTTTCTAAATCAGATGATGCGATTGAAAAAGTTTCTCCAGAAGTTCCTGTTAATGTATTTAATCCTTGTTTTAATGTAATATTTGTTTGAGAATTTTGTATTACATTTACTTTATCATCCGAATCTACTGTTATAGTAATTGTATAAGTATCTTCTATTGGTTGAATATCTCTAGGAGGTTTTGTTACTAAATTAAAATTAAGATTAATTATTTGTTCATTGGCATCATAAATAAAATCTTGCCTTACATCAAAATTATAATATGTAATTCTATATTTGTAAGGTTTTACGTTTCCGTATGTAAAAGTTGAATATTGAAATTGTACACCGCCAACAAATTGCTGTCTTCCAATATTTTGTGCATTAAAAGAATTAAAACTTTCTGGTTGCCCTGTTATTGGATTAAAATTAGTATTAAAATTTTGATATCCATATAAACTACTTGCCGGGTCTACGTTTATATTTTGTACAATTGGTACAAAGTCTTGATTATTGATAACATCAATTACATATTTATCGCCAGATACATACCCCTCTTTTTGAATTGTAATTTCTTTTCGTCCACCATCTGAAACCAAAACATCGCTTAATAAAAATGATGTTTGTTGTGGAGTTGTTTTATATGTATTTTCACCATTAATAAAAATAGCGGCTCCATTTTCATTTGATGTAATATTAAATAATTTACTATCATCTGAATTTATACCACCCAAAATATTAGGAACAACCGGTGGTAATACATTAGCCGGTGGTTGTGTTCCTACCGGAGTAGATGCACCCCCACCGCCACCACCATAATTTATAAGCAATCCGCTATTAGGGTCATTAATACCACTAGAAATGCCAATTAAATTTTGTTGCATCCAAGTTGTATCAACATATCCACCCATATTTTGTGGTGTTGTAAAAATTCCTATATCTCCTGAGTATGCCGGCATCTTTTTATTTTATATTATTTCTTGTTTTTCTACTACCCAATATACGTTCTTTACCTAACCCCGTACCCAAATCACCATATCCAAATTGTCCTTCTGTACCATCAAATGTAACGCCGCCTCCGCCACCACCGCCCGTTGATACCACATCTTTAACTATTGTATCACTTGATTTTGGTGGTAATACATCACCATCTGGAGTGACGAATATTGGTGGTGGTGGTGGTAATTCTATTATACCAAATATTGGTTTATCTACTGGGTCTATAACAATTGGTGGTAATTCTATTTTCTTTTTTTCAATTAAAACTAATTCTTTATCAGTTATTACTGCTTTTTGTCTTGTTGCTGTTCTTATCACAGGATTTTTTGTATCAACAGATATATCAGACTCCGTTCTTTGTAAAACTTGTCCTACAATATCTAAACTTTCATCTGTTACTAATTGTTCTTCATTTGCCAATCTAACAACAGGAGTTGATAAATAATAATCAATTGCTTTTATGACTAAATTAAAACAAAGTCCTTTAATTGTACTTTTTGATAATTCAATAAGAGGTTTAGTACCTTTTGGTTTTCCATAATTTAAGTCCTTAACATCTGATATTCTATTTGTAAATTCATATAATGCTGATTCTACAAATTTTTTGTGTACATTTGTACAAAATAAATCAAAATTTTGAATATTAAATTCTGATTTTAATTTATTATACCAATCTTCTGAATATTTTTCTTTTATAAAAGATGATATTAGTGATGGATTAATTTCTTCTATTAAATTTATAGCATATGCAATTGTATCTTCTCTAAATTCGCCATCTCTCATAAAAACACCATATCTTTCAAACAAATCAGTACCCAAAGTTTCAGGTCTTCTTAATGGTAATAATCTTACTTCTGTTCTTGATGGTGATATTTCTGAAATCCAAAGTTTATCATATTTTTTATTACTTCCAACTCTGTGATTTAATAAAGTAATTTGTACTTTGAATATTCCATTATCATACCCACCCTCTTTGATAATTCTTTCAATATCTATAAAATATTCTTTTGGAAAATTATACATTTGAAATATAGTACCATCTGCAATCAAAAAATAATCTCTTATATTTTCTGTTGTCATTGGTATATACCTTGCTAAACCAAAAGTAGATTGCGGTAATTGATTATCATTTACATCGTAAACTAAAACTTCGATAGCATCATTATCACTAAATCCAAAGAAAGTTTGCAAATCTCCTCTTTCAAAGATTTCTCTATCTCTGCTTTCTATTCTATACCCTTTAGTTTCTATAATATCTTTGAATGATTGTATTGCCATAATTTATTATCCCCATTTATCACCTCTCATCTTTTGAATCGAAGTTGTGAAAGTTATACTACCTTTTGGTGATTTTATTATAAGTGTGCCTGTATATTCTTTATCTCCAACAAGCCCCACACCTGCTTTTGGTGCGAAACTATCAACTTCTCTAGTTATCATATCAACTTTAATTACCTTTTCCTCACCACCAGCTAAATCTAAGTTTGGTATGTTTGCAAATCCTTTAGCATTATTTCCTTCAAATTTGAATGATATAGTAGCTTTATCTTTAGTAAAGTTTTTAATTTGAATATCAGGTCCATTTATAAAAGAACCCCTTCCATCATCTTTAGCTCTACCTCTGAATGTTATCTCATTATACTTTTCATCACCTTTAGTAAGTACTTTAGCTGCTATATCATCTGTTACCTTTGCACCTTCTGCTTGTTTAGCTTGCTTACCAAATAATTGGTCTCTAAGAACATCATTTTGCTCTTTTAACGATTGATTTCTTGCAAATAAAGAAACTCTTTGAATAGCTTCTGCAGTTCCTTTTTGAATTGCATTTTGTAATTCTACAATTGTTGATTGAATTTTAGATGTTGTTTGTGTTGTTTGATTTTGTGCAGATGCAGCTAATAAAGATTGATTATCAACATCTACTCTTAAACTTTGACTTATAATTTCTAATTCTTTTACCTTTGCGCTTAAATCTAAAATAGTTCCGTTCAATACTGTTATTTCTACATTCAAATCAATAATAGATTGTGTAGCTATATTATAAATTGAACGAAGGACCATATCTGGTAATTCAGGAGGTCTTATAGGTATTAATTCAACAATATTTGTATCAATTGATTTTATTAATTCTGCTGTATCGTATTTTGGTTTTACAAGTTTAGCAGAAGTTACGCCATCTTTTTTATCATTTTCTTCAAAGTAATGAATGCCCGCAGCCGTCTTTGGTTTGATTCCTAAAGAACCACTTACCAAAATTTTTCCAACTAATTCTTCGTTTTTTAATCCGGCTTTTATCATATTAGTTAGTAATACTAAAAGTTATATCATTATCAAAATACTCTGTGTAACCATTTATTTCTATCTTAAATTCAATTTTATAAATTCTGTTTGACTCCCAGTTTTTGAAATCCAATTTTACAAAGTTACCATTACTATCACAACTAACTTTAGAATATTCACCAAATGGAATTATAATATCATTTGAATTTAAGTCTCTAATTTGATAATAAGTAGTTTTTGGTAAGTATTTAGTTACCCCATATGCAAATTCATTAGTAAATGTCTTTACAGGGTATAAATCTCTTGCAAAAATTCTTAATTTAGGTTGAGTATTTAGTCCATATTCTTTTTTCAAATTACTAATTCCTATTTTTACACTTTCGGCAGAAACGCTTGATAAAGAACCTGTTTCAAATGTTTGGTCATCCCAACCAATTCTAATTTTAGGTTGGTGAATTGTATTTGTTTCTTTACTAAAAAGTTTTACAATACCATAATCTTTTGTATCATTTTCTGCTTGAGCAATCAGCTGTAGAATAAGAGAAAGTTTGATTTGATGAATAATTTGTGTACCATGTACCACCAATACCCAAATAAGAACCAGTTGAACCTGCTGCAAAATTTGGAATTATACCATCTGTTGTTGTATCTCCTAACCATCTACTTTTACTATCACCTTCCCTATATTTCCAAGTTACACCGCCTGTTGAAATATCATCAAAACGAGTTCCTATACCCATTTGCCAACTTCCTGATATTGGATTTGCATAAATTGTATATTCTAAAGGAATTTCTTCACTTTCGGTTTCTCTCATTACAAGAGTCACTTCATCTAATTTAGTATTAGAATTTGAAATAGATTGAGATAAATAAGTTGTATCAAATTTTATTAATACTCTTGAAGTATCTTTAACACTACCATAATTTACTTTACTTATTTCTAATATTTCATCCAAACCAGTATTTTGGTCAGGTTGTTGTAAATAAATTGTTGCATCTTTTGATGCTGTTAAAAATTGATACATATTATCTTACCCTCCCTTTAATATCCGCATCAGGATATTTTAATTCAAAAATTGATGGGTCTAAAGATGGATATATAATTTTACCTTTAGTTGCCGCTTGAATATTATATGAATTTGATGAATAACCTTCATTACATTTATTAATTATTTCTAACATTGGTACTGAAGATACTCCCTCTACATTTGAAATTAATAATTCAACTTCACTTAAATTTATTGTTTGGTTGAATGTCCAATTTTCTATATTAAAATATGATTTTAATTCATTTATACAATTTGTTAAAACTTCACTTTTGTTATAGTTTTTATATACTAAAATTTCAAAATTAATTCCAATATTAATAATAAATCCATCAATCATATTAACACCATCAGTTAAAATTCTATATTCATTCAAATATGTTTTTAAGTTTTCTTTAACACCTCTATTAATTTGTGTTAGTTTTCCATTATTATCATATCCTAACAAATATAAATTTATAGCAAATGGATTATTTTTTTCATTTTCATTTGATGTTTTACCAATTAAATAATTTCTTATTTCGTTTTGTATTGCTTCTTTACTTAATTCTTCAGAATCGGGCTTTGAAACAAAAGACATAACCAAATCGGTAAATTCTTGCAATGCGTTTGGTGATGCTAAAATTGATGATGGTGAATTATTATCTAATGTTCCATCAGCTGTAGCAAATGCTTTTGCAATAGAACCAAATTTTGCAGGCATAGATAAAGCTCTTATTTGATAATCTTTTGCAGTTACTGCTCTGTTTTGTGCTCCAAAATTTGCTAATGCATTTTGTCTTATTTCTTCAACAGTCTCACCACCTCTACCACCAACAGCAGCCATATCATTATCAACTGCTACAGAATTTACTATGTTGTTATATATAGCAGTTTCAGTAGCATTAAATGATGTTGTATCTGATTCAAATTCTGTAGCTCCTAAACGAATTAAAGTGTTTTTTGGTACATTTGATTCAACACCGCCACCAACTAAATATTTTACAGTTATAGTTGTATTTGATGGAGATGTACCATATGTTTTTGTTTTTAGGAAATTAGTTGGGTCAAATGATTCTTCTAATCTATTAATTGAGTTAGGTAATCCCAATCCAACATTTTTAAGGTTTGGTATTAATATTTCATCATATGCACTAGGGTCACCTGCACCAAATTGGATTGTAGTTGTACTATTGGAATTTATTTTAGTTACAAATCTTTTTGGAGTTTTTATATTTTTTAATATGTAAGGTACTGTTGATTTGAATTGGTATAAATCAGGATCATTTATTTCATTATTAGGCTGTTGTGTGAAAACCATCTCTTGTGCCAAATATGGAACTTCATACCATTTGTTACCATCACTATCTCTTACATCAACAATTTCAATTACATTTGTTTCAGGTAAATCAATAGTTTGAAATGGTTGATATGTACCAAATGTAAAAGTATTTTCAACAACCGTTGCTGATATTGCCTGAACATATTTTTTTATTAAATAATAAGTAGGTTCTCCAGTATTTCCATCAGTTTGATAAACTATTACTTCTCTATCAGTTTCATCATTAAAATCAACAACATCAGTAGTTCTAAATATAACGTCTGTAATCAATGTATTTACTTGCATGCCCTCTTTTATTTTTAACAAATACTTTGGGTCTGGTTTATTATTAGTACCAATTCCTATTGATGGTACTAACTGATAAACTGATAACGTTACAACCGCCGGTCCTGTAACTTTGGGTTTATATCCAAGATATTGTGATAATGCTAAAACATTTTTTGCATCTTCTGCATAAACCATCATTGATTCTTTAAGCGAATCATCAATATAATATGAAAGAACATCTCCTAAATAAGATGCCATTTCAATAAACATCATACCAGGAGAAGCTTCGTTAAAATCAGAATACGTTTTTGGAAAATAAATTTTAGCAAATTCAATTAAACTACCTCTAAAACTATCAAAGTCTTTATTGAGATATTTTATATCTTTTCCTTTATTCTTAAAAATTTTATTTGTTGTTTGAAGTGCCATTTTTTATTTTTATATTTTATACTGTAAATGTTACGGTCTCAAGTTCAGGATTATCTACTAAAGAAAATGTAAGAGATACATTTACTGTATTTGTATCTTTTAGTGTATCATTTATATCTACAATTAAATCTTCAATAACAACATATGGTAGCCATTTAGTAATAGTTCTTTCTATTTCATTTTCAATTCTTGATTGAGTATCATCATCTATTGGTTCAAATAAAAAATTTTCTAAACCAATACCAAACTCAGGTTGCATTACTCTTTCTCCTCTTTTGGTTAATAATAAATTTAATATATTTGAACTAATTTGTTGTCTTGTTTGAAAAGATTGATTGAATGCTACGTTTGTAATTTGTATAGGCAAAGTGATACCTATCGCATAATCATTATACGTTTCGGTATCTTTAACTAACTTTTGACCTAATATTATAGCCATTATTTCTTAAATCTTTTAACAAGTTCAGAATAATCTCTATTCAAAGCTTTATCTAATGTTTCATTACCAGTTTGTACGCCCAATCCGCTTGGTTGAGGTCCTCTAGCTAAATCCCCATAACCCATTTTTTCTGCAATTGCAGTTCTACCAGCAATTGAACCCATATCAGACGTTCCAAAACTTACAGTTCTATATCCATTATCATTTGAAACAGCTTGTCTAGTTTCATTAAGGATTTGATTAATCATTGGATTTTTACTATATGTTTGCTGTTTAATTGTTTTAGGCTCATCTTCACCTAAAATAGCTTTAGCCATACTCAAACCTGTATTTTCTGGTTTTACAACCTTTCCCTCAGCCATAAGTTTCTTCATTTCGGCTTTAACCCCCTCTTTAATTAGGGCTGGTAATTGTTGTTTTACCTCTTCTTGAACTAGGATTTGGATAGCTTTCAAAAGTTTATCAGTATTCATAGTTGTTTATTGTTATGTTTATAAATATTTAGATACATTATTTTTAAGGATTATTCTATTTTACTTACCTTCTGGTGTATAAGTAACATAATTACCCCAATATTCCCAATGCCAATTTTCATCAGTACCACTACCATCACATAATCTATATGGATTATACCAACCATATTTTGGACCGTTATTAGATAACCACCTATATAATTTAGATGTTTCTCTAGCTGCTCTATTAATTGCACCATTTCCACTTCCACCAACTTCTCTATATAATTCTCCAAAATCTATTGCTCCACCCCAACCATGAGGAGATGAACCAGCTTTTGCAATTGTACTACCACTTCCTAAACTTTGTTGATGTGCTAAATCTCTATAAGCTGATGTAATAGTCCAACCAATTTTATCCCTAATAGCCTGTTCTTTCATTTTGAAATATTGGCTAGCTGCTTCCGGATGTAATAAGTACCAACCACCAGATCCTTTGTATGTATATCTTGATTTTGCACCTTTTTCTATCCCAACCATTGCTTCCATAGGAATAAAAGCATTTTTATATTTTTGTCTAAAATCAGGTCCTCCGGGATATGCAGTTGCTCCAACTTTTCCATAAATTTTAGGAGCTGGTCCTAATGGTGGTGTATTTCCAAAATTTGTATCATTATGTCCTGCTGTTTCTTTTACAACATATTGTTTTGGTTTGAACCTTGGTCTTGGTGTTGTTTGTTTAGTTGGAAAATCGCCAGGATTTTCAGAAATATTATAATCTGTATTTACATATGTAAACGTTACTTCTACTTCTTCATTTATTATTTGAGATTCCGCTGGTTCTTGTGCACCGGGTAAAGTTATTTCATCATTTCTTTCTTCATGTTCTTGTAATTCTTTTCCCTCAACAGGTGGAGTATCATCCGTTTCTGGTGTGTCTTGGTCTTCTGCTGTTCCTGCTTCTTGACTAGGTAATGGCCCTTCCACTCTATACCCTGTCCAATTTACAACTCCCGGTGCCGGTGGTGGTCCTGGTGGGTAAATTGCAGTTACATTTATTATACCACTTACACTTGTAAGATGTGATTGTGCATAATTTATGAAATCATCAACTATTAGTCTTGTATTTTTTGTAGGGTCTATTATTGACATAATTTTTATTTTGCAGGTACTGTTCCTGGTGGTAATACATACCCAGCAACTCTTCCTAAATTTGGAGTTCTAACAAAACAACCCATACCATTATGATAAACTTTACCATCCAATTTCCCTGATGTATTGCCTTCGATAGTTGTAACAACACCATTTACAACAGAAGCTACAATACCAATATGACAATAAGGTCTTTTTCCATTATAAATAATAGCTGCTCCAACAGCTGGTGTTGCTGACCATAAACCTTTCTTCTTTGCCCAAACAGGCCAATTAGGAACATATGGTATCCAAAAATCTAAGTCTTTTGGATTTACACCTGCTTCTTTCCACCACGTACCCACAGCACATGCACACCACCAATAACCACTACCTTTTTTTGCTATTTCAGCTGCATTATTTAGACCGTTCAATTTTATCATATAATCAATTCTTCCAAATTCACCAAATGGTAATGCTCCATTTCCTGTTGGTGATTTTTTACCACCACAATCGGCAAACGCACCAGCTGTATTTTTTGACTCAGCGATTCCAATATCAGTTTTTGCAACCTGTACTATTCTAGCTCCCAATTCTCCTGTTGTGAAATCTGTTGATAAATTTGTGTAGTTATCATCAGTCATATTTTGAATATTACCTTGACCTTTTGGAGCATATTCTTTTGGCTTAAATCTTGGTCTTGGTTTTGTTATTTTTTCAGCAGGTTGCTCTATTGATAAATTATAATCACTGGCTAATTCTTCTTGCAGTTTTGCTACATAATCTGTTGCTGTTTCATCATCCGATTGTATTGCTTCTGCTAGTTCTTGTGTTTTTACTTCTCTTTGTTCTTGAGTTAATTTGAAATCTTCTGGGGTTGGCGGTGGAGGGTCTGCATGAACTATTGGTTGCCAAGATCCTGCATTTGTTACTATGTTACTAATTACAGCTATATTTTGAGTTGCACCTTTTGCTGGTATTTTGGGTATTGGGTATTGATTTAATTCATAACTCCTTTTTCTAAAGCTGCTCTGAAAAATTGTTTCATAGCTTGAACATTTCCTCTTTTTATTGAAACATTATTAATAACATCTCCACCTCTTTTTATAGCAGCATCATATTCCGTTGCATACAATTCTGCAATTGTATCAATATCGGGAATCCCATCAGGATTATCAGCAACATTTAATATATTTCTTCTAAACGTTTCCCAAGACATAAATTAAGCAGTTGAATTAAGTTCACTTAAAATAGTTTTTAATTTTGATTTTATATTATTAAAAGTTGGTAAATTTTCAGGTCCAATTTTAGAAGGACCGGAAGGTGTTAAATAATTTTGTTTAGCTATTGCATCAATCAATTCAGTTAATAAATCAACCAATTTATTTCCTTTTACTATTGGTTCTAATTGTACGTTTCCTAAATTAATTTTTCCGTTTTTTGTATTTAAGTTTATATTTCTATCATTGGTTGTTACATTAATATCCGCACCAACATTAACTTCTATACCAAGTGCATTATCTATTGATAACGCACCATCTGAAATAAATCCATAGTTCTTTTTTGAAAAAAACATCATTTCAGCATTCTTTGAAGATAATATGATTCTACCAGAATTCATTATAATTTGGTCTCCAATTAATTTTTCGGGATAGTTTTTGAAAGATGTTGGGTTTGTATTAAAATCAGAATTACCTTTACTATCAACTGTTCCTGGTAAAAATTGAGATTGGTATTTATCAGAAGTAATCGCTATTGTACTACCATCTTTATTAATATCTTCGATTGTTGTTACAGTTATAAGATTTTGTCTTGAATTTGAATTTTCTGAATTTCTTATAATGATTGATGGTGAAAATTCATTTCTATCATTATTATAAGCTGAAAACCTTATAGATTGTCCAAATCTAGATTCTATAATACTATCACCTTCAAACAATTTTAATTTATGAATTCCTTTTTGTGGACTAAAATAATCACCAAATCCATCAAATTTATTTTGACTTGAATTAGTTGATTTTGGAAGACCTGTATTTTCTACAATTTTATAATCAGTAGATGAGTTTTGTTCCTGAACTGCTGGATAAGTTTTTTTAATATATTCAGGATCTGAATTAATGTTTGGTGTTTGTTCTGCTCCAATTCTTCTATATAACGTATTACCACCACCTGTACTAATGATTTCTACTACCTCATTTCTAACAGGTAAACTTTTAATTACCTTTTCAGATGGGAATGCTAAAGGTAAATTTTTTTCATTA